AACCAAATACTAATACATATTATATTCAATGTAATGTAGGAAATTATACAGGGATATTATTTGCTACTTATTTAGATGACAATGACAATGAAGAAATTGACAAGTTTTTGAGAAAAGTAATGGAATTATCTTTTAATGATAAGTTAGAAGATGCTAAAGATTTTTTGACACCTCTGAATGATGATTGGATGGAAGAGTGATTTAGAATGAGTTGGCAATATACACTTCAAAAGGCTGATAGTGGTTTATTGGAAAAACTAGAACCTAAAGAAAAAAAGAAATTGAAGAAATTACTTCAATCTACTCAACCTTCTGAATATTTTGGTCAAGACTTAACTAAACTATCTACTCTTATAGATGAGATGAAGAAAGTTGAATTAATTAAAAGTGATAAGAAACTAACTAAAAAATTAAATGGGTTCGATGAAAAGAACTTAAGTATTGTAGCGTCAGCAGCAGAACTAAGGAAGGATTACGAGACTTTGTATAATCAGTTGCGAAGTATGGTGTATCCCAGTAAAAAAGGTGATTTGAAATGAGTGAACAAAATGAAATGCTTATGCTAATGAAAGAGTTAGTTGATAAAGTAAAGGCACTAGAAGATACAGTATATAGACAAGATAATTTGTTAATGAAATCAGGATTTGTAGTTTCTACATCTCCTAAACCCGCTATCGTTAATGGTGCAACTCCATCAAGTGATGTAATTTCTAAAATGGATTGGGATGATATTCATAAGATAGTAGAGAGAATAGAAGGGTGAATATCATGCCGGAAAAAGTAACAAGAGAAGAAAAGGCAATTGAATTAGCAATATTAAAAGCAAAAGAAGTTTTGGCTGAATTTAATGACGGAACTACTGTTGCTAATGACCAAGATGTTATGGGTGAAGAAGTAAAATTAAAAACTCCTAAGAAAAATCCTGCTGAAGAAAAGATACCAAATCCTACTGGTGAAGAAGGATATGGCTACGTTGGTAAATCAGTAATGAAAGAAGGAAATCCTTTTTTAGATGATGACAGAGATAAAGAAACTCAAATGAGAATTAGAGAGTTAGAGAAAGATTTAGATGATGTTAATACTGAATTAGAAGAATTAGAAATAACTGGTTCAGATAAAAATTCTGCGGGATTTGATAAGGTACAAGGTAGAAAGCAGACAAGACTATTAGAAGACGAAAAAAGATTAACTCAACAGATTGGTGATTTATACGATTCTTTGGGTAAAGCAATTATGTTAAAGAGACTATTAACAGTAGCAAAAGGATTAGATTTGGTTAGAAACTTAGAAATGGATAGTATAGCAAAAGGAGAACTAGAGGATTTGGATGCTCAGTTTGTAGAGGCATTTGAAAGATTCAATTCTAGCCCTAAAAAAGACTCTGATTTCGCTAGATATGAAAAAGAATATTCAGAACTAAAAGCACTAGTCAAAAAATTAGGTCTAGAAGGCACAACTTATATGGATGCTGAACATGGTGGCCGTGCTGAAATGCAAAGAAAATATGGATTTAGTCTACACGAATAGAGTGGTTGAATGTCAATTTCAGGCGTAGTATTTGAAAAGAAGAAAGACCTTCTAACAAAAAGAGTGTTAGACTTTTTTGAACGAACACGATTTTCGTATTTGTCAGCACTAGAAGACCCGAAAGAATACAATAAAAAATGGAAAAATACTGTAAAGTCTATACGAACACAATTTGATTCTTTAGATGCTTTTACAGGACTACTAAAGAAACACTTAGATGAGGATATTTTATTCGATGAGAAGGCAGAAGATGCATCTTCCATGCAAGCAAGAAAATTATATGAGGCTGTCAAATCATTGAGATTTGAGTCTAAAGAAATAAGTGACCCGTTTGCAGAACAGTTAGGTGATAATGTAGTAGATACATTATTATCTAATGATAGTGTATATGCTGCATTTGTACATTATGCCTTAAGAGCGCATAATATTCCTTTACCTTCAGCAGCGTGGGAAAAGCATAATCTTCGCCCTGATGAAATTACTCAAGGTGCTATGGGATTAGATTTAGAATCTAAGGATATTCCATTATATATTTCTGAACATTATGGTGAGAATAAAGACACTAAAAGAATTAAATCTAAGTTTAATAGTATCTTGTCCCTACTAAAAAAAGTATTTTTAGAAGAATATACCAATGTACAATGGAATAAGTTAGTTGATATTAATATTAAAAAATCTGACGATACTAAATCAGAAGAAGAAAAGGCAGATATTAATTTTGTAATTCCAAATAAACCTATGTACAGAATATTTGAATTAAATGATATGGAACAATTAAAAGGTTTTAGTGGTGAATATGTTGTTCAAGAAAAATATGATGGGATGAGAGTTCAATTACATAAGATAGATGGTAAGGTAAAAATATATTCTTATAACCAAAAAGATATTACTGATAAATGTTCTGAACAAGTAGAACAATTAAATAAAAAACATTTTGGAGATTGTATATTAGATGGGGAATTAATGTTATTTAGAGGTGAAGAACCTTTACACCGAGCATCTGTAATTAATTATATGTTCAAGAAACCCGTAGATGGATTGAAACTTAGACTTCATGTATTTGATATCATGAGACATGAGGAAAGAGATTTAATGGATGAACCACTAAGAGAGAGAATCAATATTTTAATGTATCAATATTCACAACATTCTTCCGAAGATTTAGCATTCCCATCTAAAAAAGATACTAGAATAGCAGATTCTATTAAAGAGGTAGGTACTTATTCTGAAACTATAATGCAATTACCTGCATCAGAAGGTGTAGTAATTAAAGATATAGAATCTACTTATCAGATAGGTAGTAGAAAAAATCCTAAATGGGTTAAGTGGAAAAAGTTTGTTGATTTAGATGTTGTAGTATTAGATTCTAAGAAAACTAAGAGTAATTTATATTCTTATACTATTGGTATTGGACCTGTGAGTGCAGAGCAATCAAGAAAATACAAAACTACGGAATTAAAAGATAAAGCATATATTCCTGTTGGGAAGGCGTTGAATACCAAAGAATCTGTTGAGGTTGGTGAAATAGTTAGGGTAAAGGTTGATGAAGTAAAGAAAACTAAAGAAGGATTTAGTTTGTATTCTGCTAAAGTAATTGAAATACCTGAAGTTACTGAATCTGATAAATTAGCAACTTTAGAATTATTATCTGATAAAACTAAAAAATCTATTTGGGAAGATTTAGATAAGCCATTTAAGTATAGATTGAAAGGTGTCAAAAAGATGTATATTACTGATGATATACATGGTGAAGCGGAAATACTATTGAAATCTGATTTAGATGGATTTACTATTATGGGTTTCAGTGGTGACAATTTAATGGAGAAAAAAGCATTATATGATATTGATGTTTGGAAAGAAGATTTAAAACAAGCAATAAAAAGTATGCGTTCTGAATTAAGATTATCAATAAAGAATAAACTATTAGATATGGATGAACCTGTTAGTTTTGAACAAATAGTAGAGTTTGTTAAAGAACATCATATGGATAAGTTTGAAAGTACTGCTTTTGATTCAGACTTAAAAAGATTAAAGAAATGGTTAATTAGACAAGAAGATATTGTTTATAATAAAACAGAAGATAATTTTGTTGCTAATAATGATACAATTGAAAAGCAACCAAAAACTAATCCTAAGCAAGCAAATTTTTTAATTCAAAGAAGAGATGACAAAAATTTAGATTTTATTATTGAGACAGCAGAAAAAAAGATGGCTTGGTTGTTTGATATAGAAACAACTTCCGATGTTTATAACTTATTTGGTAAATCAGGTAAGTTTCCTGCTAAAATAAGTTTATCAGGTATTAAACAGGGTAAAGTAATTGATAGTGGTAAGGTAATATTAGGAGTACAGAAAGACGGTTATCATGAGTATAAATTAGAAGGTGATAAGTTTGATACTAGATTACACGTTAGAGTTGTACCTTTAGATGGTAAAGATACTTGGATTACATGGACTGGTAAAAAACAAACTATGTTAGATACTAAAGAAGATGAAGGAGTATGGGATATTACCCTTGACAGGTATAAAAAATTAGACTTACCTGAATCTGAAACCGCTTAGTTAATATAGTCGTTGAAAAAAACCTATTGCTAATGCTGTCTGCACCAATGCGTCTTGTTAATCAAGGTGTGCGTGATTTTAGTATTCTAAAGTCAGATGATTTAATTATTGGTGGCTATGCTTCAATAGAAATGATAGATAAGCAAAATGATTTAATTACTCTTAAAGCATTAGAAGAGGCTGTTGAAGGTTTTATGGTTAATAAGAAATTTAGAAATGTAATGTCTAACCATTCTAATGTTCAAGTAGGAGAAGTAATTGATTCTTATAGAGATAAAAATGGTTTAGTACATAAAACTCATGTGGATGATGTTGGATTTTATGTTGTTATCAAATTGAGAGATGATATTGAAAAGGCAAAGGAAATATCTAGAAATATTAGAAAAGGAACATTACGTTCTTTTAGCATAGGAGGTCAGGCTATTTCTAAAAGAAGCCGTAAATCAAGTGATTTAGGTGAATATAATGAAATAGATGGTCTTGAATTACACGAAGTCACAATTTGCGAAAAGGGAATTAACCCTGAAGCAAAATTTGATATATTAAAGGAAGAAAAAGGTGAAAACAATATGACTGAAAAGTTAGAAAAAGCCCTTGCGGAGTTAAATGACTTGATGAAACAAGTTAATTCTCTGAATAAGGAAGAAGAAACGATGGAAGCCCCAATGGAAGAGGACATGGAGTACATGGCTACTGACGAAGGGAAAGATGAAAAAGAAATGATGGCATATGAAAAGGCTGATGATGAAGAAGCAAAAGCATTAGATGACCAAGATTTAACTCACATTGAAGCGGGTGAAGAAGTAGTAGTTAATGGAAATCCAACTGCAACTCCTGCACCTCTAAAAGTATCTAAAGAATGGGATGCATCAGAATTTAAATCATTAGATTTATCTGCTGAAAATGTTGAAAAGGCTTATGAGCAATTTAAAGCAGAACAATTAGAAAAGATTGCTTATGAAAACCTATCAAAACAATTTGAATCAAGGTTTGTTTCAGAACAGGCTGTAAGAAAGTCTGCTAACGAGAGAGCAGAATATGATGCTCGTACAGAAGTAGCAGCATTAAAAGAAGAGTTTGCTGAACTACGCAAATCATTATCTGCTAAAGATACTGAAATAGCAAAAGCAAAAGAAGTTTCGTTTGGATTACCTGAAGGTTTCCCTGCAACATCAGAAGAGTTATCTTCTATGAGTTGGGGCGATATTCATAATCTAGCGAGGAAGTTTTAGGAGTGAGAAAAGATGAGTGGATACACAAACACAATTAAAGATTTAGAAGCCGCAACCTATGGATTAACTGGTCCTGCCGGAAATGCTCTATTAAAGAGTTCAGGTGTTGTCGGTGGATTCGGAACGCCCCACGATGCTGCATCAAACCCGTTTAGTGCAGCAAGCGGATTGGGAGATTTATACAATGTTCTTTACGGACAGAAAGTATGGTCAATGTTGAATCAAGAGGTTAACCCTCTTTCAATTCTAGCAAAAAGACCTTACACATCATCAGGATGGAGAGTTCTAAAGAGCCGACCTACTGGTGGTAGTGGTTCTTCGTTTGGAACAGGAACAACTGCTGTTGCTGCAAACACTGCTGATTTATCTACACCTAGAGTAGACCAAATTGGTGGAGTAGAAGAGAATGCAACATTAGATGGTGCAAATGGATTTAGACCACTTTCACCTGAATACGCTAAACTTTTCGTAAGTCCAAAAACTGTTGCTCATTTGTTTGAGTTCTCAGAACTTGGTATGGAATTGGCTGCTATTGATGATGGTGTCGGAGATATTCGTGCAATCGTTAGAGAAGACATGGGTAAGCATCATGCTGAAACACAAAGTAAAATGCTAGTTATGCCTTACGAGTCATATGATGATGGTACAGCAACAAACATTGAGAGAAACTATACTTCTTTGATGAAGATTGTTTCTTCTGCGGGTGAAATCGCTGCTATGTATAACGCTAACCTATTGACTACTGGTGCAAACAATGGAGATAACTCCGCAGTTGTTGCAGATGTAGTTAATCTGTTTGGTACAACAAGAAGTGTTACTATTAGTAGTAACGCAGCAACAGGTGTTGCTTCTTTCTTGGATGCAGAGGTTGACTTTGGAGATGGATATGCAGCAGGTGATGCTAGAGTTCTAACTCTAACTATGATTAATAGTATGATTAGAAGAATCCGTCAAAACGGTGGAAATCCAAAATGTATTCTAACAGGATACGATACTATTCAGCACATTGCTGACTTACTACAAAGCCAAGAAAGATTTATGGATAGGAAAGAGATTGTTCCTACACATAACGGTGTAAAAGGTGCAAAGGGTCAAGAAGTTGGATTTAGAGTAGCAACATACTTTGATATCCCTCTAATCCCTGCAAAAGATATGCCTTCAACTGGTAGTAATTCAACAAATGAATTGAGTGATATGCTGTTCTTAGATACAGACCACATGTGGCTATCTGTTATGAAACCAACCCAATACTTTGAGGATGGAATTACTAACGGAAACCCATTTGGTGTAGGTAAACTTGGAAACCAAGGAATGTACAGAACAATGGGTGAAACTTGCTGTTCTTTCTTCAAGGGTCAAGGTAAGATTACTAACATTAAGAGTGCTTAGGTGATTTGAATGGCTTTAGCATATACAGTTACTTTGCTTGCAGACCATAAGGGAGTTACACTTCCAAAGGCTGTTGGTGATGAATATGTTGTAGATGCTTTGATAGATGTAACGTCAATAGTCGCAGCAGGGTCAGTAATCCCTGCTTCGGCTCTTGGCCTTTCATCAGTTCATTGCGTAACAATTACAGGTTCAGACAATGCTAACGCAGTATTGCCTTTAGTAGAAATTAGTGCCGCAGGTGCGTATGAGAGTGGAACATCTTTTGCTCTTATGTTTACATCACTAGATGGTACTAACGCTACTTTGAGTAATGATGCTAATGGTGGTTCAGTGCGAGTAAGAGCATGGGGCAACCTTTAAAATAGAAAATATATACCATTATAATACCGTAGTCTTATTCCCTTCTTTACTGGGGGGAATGAGATTACTATAATGGAGGAAAAGAAAATGAGTAATGTAAAATTAAAAAGAGTAAAACATGATGGCCCACTTCTACTAAGAAGAGGTGGTACAGTTTATCAAATAAGTCATGATGTGAAATGCGTAGTACCCGTAGGAATTGCGGTAGGTATGCTAGGAGATGCAGGGCTAGTAGTCGAACTAACAAGTGAAGATAGAGAGGCTATTTCTAACTTTGGGGCTAATGAACTAAGATTAATTAAGAAAGAGTTTAATCTACAAGGTTCATCAGAAGAAGTAGCAGAAACTTTATTTCCTACTAAAAAGAAAACAAAACCAAAGAAAAAGGTTATGTCTAAACCAAAGGCAGAAACATCCACTAAATTTGAAGATTTAGTTAATGCTGCTAAAAAGGATTCACTCAAAACTAAGAAAGAAAAAGTTGTTTCTGATTTAGAAGAGTGAACCGAAGATTGATAAGGCAACCCCTTGTTTCAATGGTTGGGAATAAGTATGAGTGGTTCAGGTTGTAACACTAGTGGGGTATTGTCCTCATCAACATTAGTATCAAGTGATAGATGTAGATTAGTTAGTGTTCATATGACTTCTACCACTAATGCTTTATTCACAATTAAAATTTGGGATAGTGCTAATAGTACAATTTCAGGTAAAAAAGAAGTATTGCGACTTCATATGCATGCAGGTGGAACAGCCCAAGCATTAGAACAAGATTTACATGGGGCAATATTAGCACAAGGATGCTATGTTGAATTTGATGCAGGGGCAGGTAATTGCACGGTTAATTT